ACTATAAGCTCTGTCTAAATTTTCTTGATTTTCTGCCGTGGCTCCCAACCAGATACGATCTTTTATTTCGTTCCAGAACGAAGGTTTCATCTTCTCGATATTTTGCGGTCTCTTAGTTAGAAGCAGCCAGTCCATTGAGGGACATTCCCTGATTATATTCCAGAGATCATCACGCCATTCTTTAGGAACCTGATTATCGAATACGTCAGATAGAGAGGAGCAAAAAACACGGCGTCTTCTGCCATTCTCTGCATAGAAATTATTGGACTGTCGTTCCCACCTAAAAGGCTTTTTCTGATTAGCCTTTGACAGCAACCTTCTCGGACCACCCCACTCGACAGATTTATATCGAGCGGCTCTGTCGGCGGCATAGCAGTGGTCGCAAGCTGGGCTTATCTTCGTGCATCCCTCCCAGTGATTATATGTGCTATCTGCCCACTCGATATTAGTCGTATCACCCATTCTCTCTCTCCCATTTAGCTATAAACTCAAGCAACTTATCCGCGTGACAAGGCTCCCCTAAGTCACACCAGCAAGCTAAATTCTTGCCTTTTAAATGCTTAAAAATATCCTCTTTGCTAGGATAATTCCTATCTTTAGTTAAAAGCATAAGCTCAAATGATCTGGCAGCGTCTTCCTTGTCTCTGACTAAACAGTTCTTCTGCGATTTATTGAATGCTTTCGTTACATATTCGCCAATTATGAATGGGTTCTCCCATTTACGATTAGCTCCTCTCGCGACAGATACAGCGGGAAGTCCGTTAATTTTTAAGCTTTCCTGCTGTAGTTTAAAGCCTGATTTTCGAGACAGCTTAATTCTTACTGGATGCGTCATTATTTAGCTCCTGCACTCTCTCATTTAACCTTAAAATTGTTAGCCCTTGTCTTGTAAGGGTTTGCCTTAGCTCGGATATCTTACGATCCTGACGTTCGACACATCGGATTAATTCTGAATATGTGGGTGCGGGGTTCATAGCGGCTCCTCTCTCATGGTTGCTATGCTTATGAATTATATTCTTATGGTTAATTACAGGTTAACCGTAACAGCCAGCTTCAATCCAAGTTTGAACTTTTATGGCTTCTCGAATTCGTCCTCGGGCGGCGGCGTCCATTTCCCTATCGCCTTTGTATATTGGTTTTTTGTTAGTCACAATCTCTCTCCGATTTAAGTTGATAGTCGATTTAATTGAACGAGCCAGTCAAGCGCATAGGCTGTCTGTTGAGGCCCATATTCTATAAGTCCCAAAGATCGCAGGCTTCCGAGCGCCTTTTCAAAAGAGCTACTCTTCGGGCTGTATTCGGCTTTCTCGGCTATATCTGCCCTATCCATTGATCCCCCGCTAAGCATGGGGACAAGCGCCCTTCTCTGTGGCCCGGTAAGCCTTGAGATCAAAGCGGGGACGCTAACGAATTGAGGGCAAAAACTGGAGACATCACGCTCGGCCTTGAGGCTCTTACCGCTAGGGTATGAAACCCACCCGGCTGTTCGCAGAGAGCCATATGCTTTCTCGAAAGAACTGGATTTTACACTGTACCGGGCAACAAAAGCGACTTGCGTTCTATTTGGTGTCGAGAAGCCGAGGTTAGCCCAGAAAGCAAGGCCTTCGAGAACTCTTGTCTGGGGGCCAGTTAACCTTTCGGCTTCTGGTGGCAGAGACTTCGGCTCTCTAGCTATAGTGGGTTTATGATAAATGGTATCAATATTAATAGATTGAGCCTCCCCAGATTGCCGAAACACCCCGTCTGGAAGCCTTCTAACGCTATCAATAGATTTAAAGGCCTCTTCCCACCCTAGAGCAAAACCTTGCTCATGTGATAGCTCTATAGCAGCCTGTACACCCTTCATAGCTTCGGCACGTCCCTCCTCTTTTGATTTAGCGAGTAAAGCGGCGTCTAACGCTGGAGATCGGCACTCCGCTTCTTTAGCAGCCTCTTCTGCCTTCTCCTCCTCTTTATCAGCAGCGAGCGCTTTCTTAATTCCAGATAGATCAATTTTAGAGAGCCTAGTCGGTTCAATTCTAGTCTCACCTCTTTTTGGTGTTGCCGAGCTATCGAAGGTGACATTTAAGGGGAAATCAACGCGAGCAAACAAATCTTGATTAGATGCCCCTATGAAGGCTGCACCACTTTTAACAGGAAGCCTACCTAACCCCTTCTTTACTATCGCAGAAAATTCCTTTCCGGCGTTATTTTGAAACCAACGAACTATCGGGTCTTGATCTAGCCCTAGAGTGGTTTTCAGAGCAATCATGGTGCTGGCTCCAGATATGATAGATTTGTGAAGCTCCGAAGTCCTTTGGGTTACTGCGATTAATCTAATACCCTTAGTTCTACCAGATTTAGAGATACGCCGGATCATATTTAACAATGCATGCTGCTCCCTGCTGTTCGCAGTCTGTGGGCAGAACTCATGAGCCTCCTCAAGAACTATCCATAGAGGGGCGGTATTGTTTTGGTATATCTCGGATAAGAATGGGATTAAAAACGCTCCCTGCTCTTCCTCTAGCCATTCTGATACGTCAATAATCGCAGGGAGGTTGTTCTCGACGAGTGTCTTGGCCACTGGAACAGATGCCGATAGAGAAAGAGGTACATCGGCGCGGGGGCCGCCAAATATCGCAACCGGGAAGCCTTCTGATTTACCATCTGCGCTAGATTTAAGTCCCCAGTGGACGGAGAGAGGGTCAATTATGATTACCCTTTCCCCTTGCGATAGAAGGTCTTCGACTAGAACCTTTGTCAGAACAGTTTTACCCGCTTCCTTGCGAGCAAGTATAACTATATCTCCGTCGAGCGCTTCGTCTGGGAGCGGGTGCTTTGCTGGTTTTAGATTGGTCATTAAATCACTCCTAGTTCAGCGAATTCTTGAATGTGTAAGTCGAACAATAATATAGAGCTGTCGCCCATAGCAGACCTGTGAGCCATATCTACGTCGACAGGATAAGCTGGGCTTGAAGAGGAATATAATTGCGGCGAGGAAGTCGTTACAGCGTCTTTAGAAAAGACAGCTCTCCCTCGCCGCTTCGACCGTCCACCTATGGGGCGTCCATGCGGACAAGTCGAAATTCTGATATCAGGCTTAACGTGCATTATCAATTAACATCTTCTCATTTGGATTAACGGTAAACTTTACACCTAACTCGAATGGGTCGCTGTAAATGTATTCAATCATATCGGACATTTGCTTGGTGTTGAATTTGGAAGTCGAAAAGCCAACAGCGAAGGGCTTCCCCTCAAGATCGAGTTCAAACTGACAGGCGTGTTTAAGTCCATGCATATAAAGGAACTTCCATTGCTCCGGAGTTTTTCGGACGCCATGCGGATTAGCTTCCGATATTTGCGTCAAGAGAACCCACATCAGCGCGTTTTGCTCGTCACTTCTCTTTCGCCTAGCGACCCTAACTATCCAGTTGGGGGATAGTTTAGCGACGATGCTTTCGGCCCGCTGTCTTACCATAGGGGAGACAAGATGGAGCGTCAGCGATATCGTGACGACCATCTTGTCAGGCGCTCCAGATACCGCCTTTAAGGCTCTCCCTCGGCTCTGGGTGTCTTTGATCTTAAACCTTGCCATAAAACCTATTCCTCCGTCCATTCTGGAACAAATGGAATATGGCTTGTAACCCAATCTATCCCTAAATCGTGGACGCTCTCAATCGCCATTATGACCTTTTCAGAGAAGGTCTTCCAATGTGATCCGCATACCCGGCAGCAGATATATGAATAAGTTCTTGATGTTGGTTTAGAGCCAAATTGAGCTGTTAGAGAACATTCTCCAGCATAAACCGTATATAAGGCTATCCATTCCCTAGCTCGATTGTTGCTTCTTTCTGGGACGATTAAAGGCCTTTTTCTTTCAGAGCAATTACAGGCAATTCCTTCGGATGTAGGATGGTGATATTCAGCCAATACGGTTCCATCTGAATTCATATATCTTGTGGTAGGTAGGAACCTTTATCTCGACGAGACGCTTCTCGCCGACGACAACCCGATCCGGGGAGCAACCGAATTGCGGGTATTCATCGTGTATCATAAAACCGCATTTTGCTAATCTACGACCAGTTTTAGCTTCATAGGCAATCGCAGCATCTTCCTCTTGCTCATGGCCTCTTTCCAGAGTGGCTCCTCCTATAATAGCATCACGGCCCAATCCGCCTAGACGCTCCATAGCCAGCTCGCATATAGCTGTTTCTCGTTTAGCAGTGAAACCCCCGTTGTTCTTAAGCTCAAGTAGGCTTTGTGCTTTCGTTGCCGTTACGACTCCTTTTCTGGCTTGATGCCATTCAGGAGTGCCTTGCTCTATCTCTAGTATTTTTACCATTTTAACCCTCTATTTCAGCTTTGGCTGCATCGATATATTGCTCAAAAACATAAAAGATATATCCCTCGAAACGAAAATCTATACCTGATCTAATCAGAGCTTCTCCGATATCGACTAATTTATCGCTAGGGAGATTTTCTGCATTTACTAAAACCGAATCCATCTAATTAAACTCCTTAGCCTTTATCCTATCCTCGATACCGCGTTTCTTAGTCACCCAAGCCTTACGGACGCGAGGTAGGTCTACTGGGGTTAGCTTATTCCCCGCCGCCGATATATCTTCACTGATGTTCTGGATAGCTTCGAGATCATAATCGCCGCAATCCGCAATGCGATTTAGTAGTTCTTGCGCGGGATCAGAGATATTATTCGAATTACCATCGCTATCTTGTGACATTACAGCCGGGTTCCAGATATCGAGCGTAAGGTATCTTCGCACATAGGTTTTGGTTGCTCCATGCGCATGTATCTTTGTCATATTGACTTTCCCTGCGGTTCCAACTCCAGCTAGAGCGATATGATCTTCGAACTCTTCTTCATGACCGTCTCTGTGGCTTACGACTGCAATTGCGTGATAATGATCCTTATCTATTGGATTAAGACCGTTACGAAACTTCATCGAGAAACCGTGCCTTGTAATCACTGGAGTGATAGCAAGATAAACCGCTTCGAGATTAGCATAAGAGCTGCTTGTGTGATCGTTCCTCGCGTTAATCGCAATTTGGGGAAGCTCTTTCTGGGCAGCAGCAAAGGCCTCCATATAAGATTTCTTGGCCTCCCATTGCCTATCCTCTAAAGCTCGATCACGCTCCCACTGCTCCTGCTCTCTCTGGAGCGTCATAACTCGCTCTAGCGTTTCAATGTCGGCATCAGGGGCGTTAAGAACCCGCATAGCGAGTTGCCCGACCACCGATAGATTAGAGC